AGAAGAAACAGACGAAATGGAGGCTCCAGTTACCCACTTGTGCGATCTTCTAGACCATTTCGCCCACATTTCAAAGTCGGACCCAATTCAATGCGCGGAGCTGTTATTTCAGGGAAGGACTATTTAACAGCTCTCACCTCAGGTAGTTTTGGTATATCTCAAGACACTATAATTTATTCTCTGAGAATTGAACCAGGACAAATCCCCGGTCGACTCGGCACCTTCGCACAATGTTATGAGAAGTATCGATTCAAATCTTTTACTATCCATTACAAACCAACTTGCCCTACAACAACAGAGGGCGGTTTGATTGCTTGTTTTGACATTGATCCTGAGGATGATTTCAATGAAGGAGAAAACTTGAAAAGAGAGATGATGAGCACTGATCGTTCACGCGAATGGCGTGTTTTTGATAATCAGAATCTTGCCATGCGAACTAGACTTAAAGGTGATGTTTTTCGATACGTTGATCCTAACCTTGATGACCCTAGATGGGAACAACAGGCCAAGTTTGTTCTTGCTGCTACAACTGATATTGCAGCCAATGTTCAAGTTGCTCAACTTTGGTGTTCTTATGTCATCGAGTTTCAAGGTGCTCATTTGCAAGTTTCCTCGATCGGTGGTGGTGGAATGACATCAAAAATTACTGGTGCCGGTACGTTTAGTGTTTTCCAACCTTATGGTGATGATCCCATCATTGACGCGAATTCGACCATCAACACTGTCTATTCTGTTGATGGCGATACTGGCGCGACAATTTTCACCTTCTCAAAGACACCGCCTGGTCGCTTTCTTGCTGCAACTCGCATTAATGGATCCAATATCACTGGCGCTTTGACTGTTGTTGGCACTAATTGCACTGTGACTGCTTATTCACCAAATATAGTCAACACTAGTTACAATCTCTATGATTTTTTCGTTGATTATTCTGGTGCAACAGATACTTTCTCCTTGACCTTGAATTGCTCTGGTGGCCCAACTTTCTCTACTTCTTCTTTTTACCTTGTAAAAATTGCTGATGGTGTCACTAAAAAGAAGAAGATTGCTCGACAAATTGACAATGAAGTTGACGACCTTCTTGAGGATGAAGTTTTCATGAAGAAGTTGCGTGATCGACTTCTCAGACTCCCTCTCGATGATCGAGATAACAATAGTAAAGTTCGTGACCCTTGTCGCTTCTGCGGCGATATCGAGCCTGATCACGATGGTCGTGATTGTCCAATGCGTCAAGATGGCGGAACAAAGACCCCTCCCACACTTTCTCGCACGATTCAAAAACGACAGTAGATGAGCTTTTTACCTAACTGTCATGTAAAGTGTTTTTTACCTGTTTTTCTTTACTGTTTTTAAGTCCTGATTACACCTATCGGTGTGTAAGGCCATTGCGTGGACGTTTTAACACACGCTTTGATATACCCTAAAAAGTATCAACCGTACCAATTATGGAAGTTGATTGATAGGATGCCCGTATAAACGGAT